GATCCACCACACCAGCATGACCGACGCGCAGGACAGTCAGCGTATAGTCGCCCGGAGTCAGCGACGGGACATCCACAACGGTGTCAATCAGCACAACAACGTCAGCATTCAGCGTTGCAACGTCAGCATTAGCAACCCATTTATATTTGCTGGTGCCGTCATATTGCAGGACAGCGCCGACATCCATGCCAGCTTGAATTGTGACGGTGACGGCGCGGCGGCAGACGCCTTTATCCGGCATTTCTTCAAAAGCCAGTACACCAGAGAGTTTATTGGAACGCGAGGCAAGCTTCGTCATTATTTCGTTTCCTTCTTAGCAGTTTTCTTAGGGAGATATTTATTAAAATGTTCAACCTTCGGCTCGTCGACTTTGGCGTCTGCCTTGGTTTCCACGCCGACTTCATTGAACAACTCGCTATTAGCTTCGGCATCAGCATTTGTAGCGAAAATTGCGAGGAAAGAATCAAATTTCTCATCGCTCATGTCTTCAGTAGCAGCCATAAACTCAGCAGCTTTTTCAGTGCCCATCTTGGCTTCAGCTTTTTCTTGACGGGCTTTTGCTTTAGCAGCCAGAGCATCAGTTTTAGCTTTCTCTTCAGCAGCAGCATATGCCGACAGCTTTTCTTCGTACTCAGCTTTCATAGCTTCAGTAGCAGCCTTAACCGAATCCATCTCGGCAGTCAGCGTAGCCAGTTGAGCCAGAACGGCTTCGTGCGCAGCAAGCTCGATAGTTTGAGCCTTGTCTTCTACACTCATCGTTTCTTCCTTTTCTTGTTCAGGCAGATCGCCTGTAGTTGTGACTTCTTGCGAAGCCTCCGTGGTTACAGGCGTTACGCCCAACTTCTTTTTCTTGAAAAAATCAAGCATTATTAATCCTTTTTGCCGAGAACATAGTTGACAAAATCAAACTTATTCATGACCTTGTTAACAAGTCCAATTTTGATTGCATCGTTGGAGAGGAAAGTTTTAGCTTCCGTCGCCTTAATTTCATCAGCGGAAAGCCCTGTGTATTTTGAGACGTGCTGCACAAACATAGAGTAGAGAGTATCTACCTTATATTGAAGATCGCTCAAGAACGAGTCTTTGAAATCTCCATTTTCATCAAACGGAATTTTATCTGCGCCAGCAGAAACCCATGTGCGAGTGATGCCCTGATTCTCGTAATACTTATTCATGTTAGCGAGGGCAATCAAAACGCCGATGCTGCCCACTTCTGCATCTACAGGGGCAATGACTTCATCGGCGGCACAAGCCCAAGCGTAGGCGGCAGAAGCTGCCATGCCATCCACGTAGGTGTAAACACGCACGCCCGCTTCATCACACATCTTGCGAAACTGATCTACGCTTGTAAAACAGTTGAACGCTTCGCCGCCTCCAGAGTCAATGTCAAGAACAATCTTCTTAACACCAGCTTCGATCATCTCTTCTGCTTGCTCTAGGATACTTTCGTAACTTGTGCCCACAACGCCGCACATGGTAACTACTGGCTCATTTGTCAGAGTTCCGCTGATATCAATAACACCAACACCGGACATCTCGTCGTAATTGACCCCGCCATCATCGTCAATATCTGGGGCTGTTGGAGCGTCTATTTGCATCAACTTGAAATTGTTTCGGTTATCAAGGTATTCTGTAATAACCCTAAATGAGTCTTCACTCACAAGATGTGGCTTGCTGTATAACATCTCTGTGTAGCGCAGAATCTTATTTTGTTTTTTAGACATTAGAGCCTCCCGAATAGGTTTCTTTGAACAGGAGCCACTTGTCGTCTAACATAGGATTCCAGCCCTGCTTTAACTTTTTAACAATTGTGTGCAGCTTCCCAACGGAGTCAATACCAAAAATCTTGGCAAGCGCCCTTTCGCCAACATTGTTAGTTGTGAAATACTCGTGAATTTTATCAGCCATTAGCCAAACTGTTTTATCAACAACCGATCTATTCCGCCACGGCTCGGCTTGTAAAGTTGCAGATTGTTTATCCGACGATCCAATAGGTCTAGGCTTACCTAGCCTTTGTTCAGACATAAGGTCTTTAGTCTCTTCAGAAACGATGCGGTTTTTGTTCGCCAGAGCAATCTTAGCTTTATGCCCCTCAGAGAAAACTCTGCCTTTACCTTTCTCAGAAATCTTAGCTCTAACTTCTTCAGTAAAATACGTAGGATCGCAACCCTTGTTTCCACCAGCTTGTAGATTCCAACCAATCTTAACTACAGGACGAAGTTTTCGCTCAATCTCAAGACAGTAATCGTCGCCGCCTACAACAACCGTGGAAACAACAATTTGATCGCCGTACTTACGAATGTTATTGTAGATTGGATAATTCTTAGTACGGGAAGCACGAGCCTCCTTAAGATGACCTTTCCATCGTTCTTCTGTAGTTTTACTGGTGAATCCGATGTAACCCTCGGAAAACATATCAGTCATTTCTTTGGTTCTAATCCAATAAACTTCTGCCATCAGTTCTCCTTATGCCGCATTCTCATTATTACTAGCACTGGAATCCTTCTTAGTAGGTTTCTTGGCGGTTCCAGAGTACGGTGTAGTCATGCCTTCGCCCGCATTACTGGACTCCATCGTGAATTCAACATCATCAATGTTGGTATCTTCAGGAAGTTCCGTAACACCCATAGCACGCAGAATACGATTAACAACATCAACACTCTTAGGAACTAGACCGATACTGCCTGTTCTTTGTGCCAATTTTCCGAGTTCATCTGCACTCATTTCAGAGATGTCGCCGTAAACAAACTTAGGGAGTCTTTCCAATGACCAACCATTCAACTGGAATAATTGCACCACCAAATCACTATTCAGCACGTCGGCAATCTCATTCAGACGATGGCTCATTGCAAGCGACACAAGATTCGTATTAGAGTCAGCGAGAGAGAACGAACCAATTTGGTCAACTTCTTTAAGAATATCAATACCAAGAGCAGAGTAGACTTCGGTGTGATATCGCTTAATAACATTGTCAATGTTTACACCGTTGACGCCCTTTTTCTCCATGAGGCTGATATCGAAAAGGTCGTTACCTTTTTCATCTAACCTGCGAGGGAAAATAATACCCTTGTTAGTACCTGCTTGAATTGTATCTAGCAACTTTTGGCATGTCTGGTACACCATCTTCATATCGTCAGGTGCATCTGCTGCCATAAATTCAGGTGGCAACTTAATAAGCGGAAGCCCGTTGGACTCTTTAGCAATTCCAAGTAATTCTTGGTCACGCAACATGTCCATTTGCTTCCACGCTTTGTACACGTTTTTCAGTACGGAGTTGCCCGTAGGGTCGCCTTTTGTTGGGTCTGCCCTAAACAGCATAAATTTTTCACGTTTGATTGGGATAAGACCGTGTTCGTTAGTCTGGTCCATAAACATGGCACCATGCTCAAGATTGTAAATAGATTGTTCACAACCTATCAATTCACGACCATCTTCCGTAAAAGTCCACCGTACAATAGTGTCTTGTCCACGAGGAGAAAGTTTACGAAGTCCGACAAGACCGTCATTAAATTTGCTACCATTCTTATACAGGCGGCGACGGTACACCTTCTCTTCTACAGCAAATCCATATTGCAGATATGTGATAGTATCTGACAGGAAGGTTGCCCAACTCTCTTCCATGTCGTCCATGCAGGATTGCACGAACTTGGCGCGGGCTTTGTCTTCTTCCGTAGGATTCTCAGGAGGCTCAACTGACCACTTTACGCGGGACAGGAGCATGCGGTAGGTATTGAATGCAGACGCAATAACTGCGTCATTCATCATTTCCCGGACTGTACGGTAAAAATTAGGCCAGTGGAATGCACGCTGCGGGTCATCGATTACTCGTCCCCAAACTGTGCGAGTTCCAACAAAACCCGTTTCACCCAAAGAAATCCGAGGGACAGGCATGCCTTCATCAGCCGCTAGAGCAGCCGTATTGTCTTGTGGCTTCTTTTTAGCGGCCATTATTGCTCCTTTTCTTTACTAGCACGAATTGTACCATTGCAACTGATTCTTGTCAACATTGTGCAACCTTATGGTATTATAGAGAGGGAATAGGCGACGGCTGTGTATTCACAGACAAAGTAAACGACGGAATAGTAATCTGTTTCATAACAGCCTTACAAGCCGTAGCAGTGCTATCCCACATGTCGTCCTTCTGGTTTCTGTTGCCATCAATATAATCTTCTAGCTCGTTGAACCACATTTCGTTCCATTCGCCCCTAACTACCCGGACAAGTCCAGCTTCCGCAAGAGACAGAAAAGGTTGCATTCTAGCAAGTTTACCGGAATGCCCTGTAACAACCTCTGTGCGAGCATCTACACCATTCTCCACTAGAGTTTTAATGAAGAACATATTAGCTGCTGCACCACCAGCGCCGGGGTCTTTCGGAATAAACACTGGAACTTGTTGTCCCAGTTCGTCACGGTCTTTGATAGCGCACTTGGCAATTTCTTCAAGAACTCCGTGGGTAAGCTTTCTATATCGCTCTACATGCTCAACGTAGTAGAATCCGTCTTTTCCCTTGGAGATACGAGTGGATGCAGTCCAGTCAGGGTTGGGATTGCTCTCAGACCGAAGTGTACTGGCTAAGTCCATTCCGCGTGCACGATTTACAATCTGTGCAGGAACCTTGTCAACAATCTCACACCAATCTCGTTTGAAATAACCGGAAGATTCTTCCTTAGCAAACCAAGAGCCAAGCAGAAGACGTTCGCGCTCAACTCGCTTAAGGTTCTCCAGACGGGCCACGTAGCCGGGATTCAGCACTTTCATCCTCGGGTTATCCCGAATAGTGGCACTGATGAAAGTGT